CGTACCAGATAAAAGAAGATTTGGTATTTCTTTTCTCTTAACGAACTCCTGAAAAGTTTCTTTGAGCGCATCCGGAAGAATACAATCTTCTATTCTAGCTGGTCGATACTTTTCGACCCATAATAAATGTTCCATTTCACATACTCCATAATATAATATATAACAAAAATACTACTCAATTTGTCCTTGCAGAACACCAACAACATCAATTTGTGATTCTTCCACAACAATGTTACCATTTGTTAATCCAACAACTGTTTTGCCTTTCATTTCACCGTCAGGTAAAACAAATACAACTACAACATATTTTGGATTAATGGCAACTTTTTGTTGATTGGTTGCATCAGTAAAATATACTAACATAATTATCCTTCAAATTTAGATTCTTTAGATTCGGTTGCAACCCAATATTGAATATCAACAGCTTTGTTTTTAAATGTTGCCAATCCTTTAGCAGAAATTTCAACATCATAACCACCGGGAATCATTTTAAGGTTGTCTGTCAAAAACACCATCTTAAATTTTTTGCCGTTGCCTTCGCCAACTTCAATAGAATTCGTATGTGATGAATCATCTTTGGCATTGAAAGTAGTCAAAGAAATTTTATCACCTTGTGATTCAACAGCAATATGAGGTGATTGAAGAATAGAGGCAATCTTCAACAAATCAGAGAAATCTTCTTTGGTGAGAGTGAAAGCAACATCAACCGATGGCAAAGATAATTCTTTGTCTGGTGCGGTCACAATCATTTCTTTTGCTGTCTTACGATACTTAGTGGATTTTTTAGTACCACTTTTGAAGATGACATTCTTATCATCAAATTCAATTTCAGTATTATCGAACATTGAATGTACCGACAAAAATTGATTCAAATCATATACACAAAAGTCTTGTGGAAATTCATCTTTCAGAGTGGCTTTGGCAAGAACAGTTTTGCCTGATGACATGGTGCGAATTGTATTGCCTTTTTTAAACTCAATGCCTTGGTTGATACTGGCAAAGTTTTTTAATACGGATAGTGTTTCACTGGTTAACTTCATTTGATTCTCCATTATGTAAAAGTCCTTTTATCATACTACATCCAAAATACATTGTCAAGTTATTCTTTGGAATACTTAACATCGTGTTCATATAAAAACATCAAACAACACATGGCGTGTGCCAAGTGATGTAATCCAGATTCGGTATCAAACTTCTCGCCTTCTTTCCAAGCCCATACATGGCGTTGTAAGGCATCAAAATATCTACGCTTTGAATCTGGTACTTTTTGCCAATTATCTCTTTCATACTTTTGAGCACCAAAAGTTAAAACTTCCGCAAGAGATTTTAATGCAAGTGGTGGAACCAGACCATATTCTAGTTTACCACCATCAAACTTACGACCCTTGGTTTCAAAGGAAGCATCTTCATAACCTGGATGATAAGGTGCTTCATCAACAAGCTTGTTCATTACATTTCTCCAACATAATTGGCAACAGCTGGCATATCTCCTTGGAAATGATAGGTACCAATGTGTGCTGTTCTCATCCACGGACATAACCAAATTGAACCACCCATTTTACGCCACATCTGACAGAACATATAATCTTCTGATAGGTAACGATCCGAGCCGCCACCAACAATACTATCTTTTGTATCAATGACTGTATCAAAGAAAGCATGAATATATCTTGTGCCATCAAAATTGGCTTGGCCAACATGGTCTGGCTTATAACGAATCATCGGGTATGCTTGTTCCATCTTAGCAAACACTTCACGCTTAATCATCATGAATCCAGTACCAATCTCCAGAACCTCTAACGGAGTTGTAACTGAGAATTGTGCCGTGCCTTTGACAGGATTAAACACATAATCACCAGTAACTTTTTCTAGTGTTTGTGCTTCAATATCAGGTTTTCTTTCTAGTGCTTTCTTGACTGATTTCCACTTAATTGCTTTCTTTGGATAAGGACCACCTGAAACTTCTTTGTCTAGTGCCAATAAAGCAATCACATCTTGTGGATTAAATGAAATATCCGAATCTAAAAATAGCATATGTGAACATTCTGAACGGTGAATGAATTCATCGACCAAATAGTTTCTTGCACGAGTAATTAATGATTCATTGAAAAGAAATGAAAATTTAATCTGAATGCCATATTGTATACACAGTCCTTGTAAATCTAAACAGGCTTTCATGTATAGGCCATGATTCATACCGCCATACATTGGTGTGGCGACAAATAGGCTTTTTGTTTGTAGTTCTTCTTTCTTAATTGAAATTTCCATTTGTTCTCCGAGAAATAAAAAAAAGGGGTAACCACTTTCGTGGAAACCCCTCACATCAAATCAGATTAAACTGATTGAACACGAACACCGTTAGCACGGCATTGTGCCTTGAAAGACTTGCTTGGTGTACCTAAACGATACACAGTCTGCACTTCGCCACCGATGTTTTTCTTGTTACCATAAACAGCATAACCTTCTTGGCGCAACTCAGAGATGCGAGCAGAAACATTGGTGATACCAAAACGGCGTTGAGCTTGTTTGGTTGTGAATGTGTTGTAGCCTTCTGTTTGTGTCAAGGCGTTCAACATTTTTTGTTTAGCTGATAATTTAGCCATTTTTAATACTCCATAGTAAAGTTAATAATAAAATCTCGTCAACATCTTCAACGAGTCCACATAGTATATCATTATGTATGTGTGTAAGTCAAGCATATTTGCGGTATACTTGTTAATGTATCATATATGTGCCATTAAAGCGGTTTATGTAACATATATGATACTTTATCTGCCAACTTGTGGCAAATATTTTGCCTTGGTATCTTCCCAAGACAAGTATATTAGGTCATCATAGAATAAAGAATCGTATGAAACGGTATTCTTTTTCTGTAATTGCCTAATACGACCCTTAGCATATTTTTGTTTCCAAATATTAGCAAGGGTTTCTTCACTGGTATCAAAAGACTTTACCAGTTCAGAATCGGTAATCTCCTTGCGGAGAAATTCAAAGGTATTATTATAGAGTGGACTAAAATAGATACCACGCTGATGTTCGGTACGAATCAATTCTTTTGGTATTTGCAATTTAGAATATGCAAAATTTAAAGACCGATTCTTATGGTCACGCTTAAGTGGAAGTCCTTGTGTATTCTTGGCTTCCCACCATTCAAAATATTTACGAGTATGATTTTCTTTAATCCAATCAAAGACTAATTTCTTGGTTGACCTAGATGGTTCGAAAGCCACAGAACCAGAAGAAAAACCCATAGGATTCCAATGTTCAAGGCCATCATACTGCGAGAGGCCTCCGGCTTTTGTTTTTCCATAGAGTGACGTTGTAGTAACGCCAACAAGAGTGTCTCCATATTGACGCTTCCAATCTTTTTGAACTGTATCAGATAAACACATTAAGGCAAGCAGTTTGCCTCCCATGTAATTAAAACCTAATGGTTGCAACGGAACGATGGTGGATCCAATTGCGGTGTGATTAATCATGTGTTGCTGTGTCTTAACATCTCTTGACCATCCGATTGCATTATCTCTCGGAGTCAAGTCCAGAAAGTCTGAGGAGATACAGATAACACCAAGATATTTTTTGGTAACTTCATCGGTAAGAATGTAAAATAGATTGCGACCAATGTTACTATTGTTCTTCATTGTTGAAGAAAATGTCCTAACGGCATTCCAAGTTTCGGCATCAGGACCATTTGAGAGAACCATTTTAGGTTTTAAATTTTCATAATCATCAGGTGATTGTGGTACCCAAAAGTTTGCTTTGACTTTATCAACTAGTTTCTTTTGCTCAGGATCCACCATTTGAACTTCAGTACCAAACAATGTGGATACTTCATGAACGGGATATCTTTCTTTTACTTCGCACCATTTTTGATATAAAGTATATTCACGAACATCCATTTGAGAAGCATATGTTAAATCCTTAATCAGGACTTCTTTCATATTATCTTCATCAATATGTTCAAACTTATCGGCAGAATTTTTTTCTTGCCAAGCTTGCCATTGTTTCTCAACGAATTCTATAGGTGTTGCCATTATTTTTTAATCTTACTCAAATTTTTCTGCATCTTCTTAACCATTTTAAAGAGTTTATCTCTTTTCTTCATGGCTACCTGAAATGCCAAAGGTTTAACACGACTAGTATACACTATTCCATTCATATGGTCAAGCTCATGGAGAAAACAACGAGCAGATATACCAACTAGTTTGGTATTTCTAATCTCTCCATTGAAGTCTTGGTATTCAACCATAATTTCTTTTGGTCTACTAATCTTCAATGAGAGTAAAGGATAAGAAAGGCATCCTTCATCCATCAATGCCATTTCATCCGATAAGGAAATAACTTTCGGATTAAAGAATGCCACATACTCATCACCAGCACCCATTACAAATACTCTATGTTTAAATCCACATTGGTTGGCAGATAAACCAATACCTTTATTTAATTTACAAGTTTCTACCAGTGTGGAAGCAAATTCATTTGTATTTACAGGCGGATTACTAAAATCAAATTCTGGTAAAACCTCATGTAGTGCTGGATGATTCTCTGGCACCAAGGTAAATGTTTTTACCTGTTGCATTAAAGGTTTGTTTTGTACCGCTGCTTCTGTATCAAATATAATTGTATCACTCATTTTTCAACCTGACTAAAATTATTTACTTTCTTAAATTTAATGACCGAACGGAACTTATCAAATAGTTGGTCGCCTTTGTGTGAGATAACAAACACATTAGTATCTGTTCCCATTTCATGAATCAACTTCAAGAATTCTTCTGTGCCTACTGTATCTAAACTAGAATCAAACACTTCATCTAAAATTAATAGATTGGTATTAGTGGAGTTTTTTAGTTTAGCAATCTGACGCCATGTAAACAACAAGGCCAGGTCAATACGCATCTTCTCACCTTCGGAGAAATTGGCATAACCAAATTCATCACGGTGTCTGCTCTTAATGGTTTCTTCAAAGTTTTCATTGATGTTGAAGTTAACAAAGAAGTCCATTGCACTTAAATACTTGTTAATCAACTTATTCATAATAGGTAAGTATTGACGAATAATCTTTGTTTTAATACCAGTATCTTTTAATAAAGCTCCGGCAAACTCATAGTATTGTTTTTCTGTGGACAGTTCTTCTTGTTTCTTAATCAATACACCAAGTTCTTCTCTGAGTTCTTTCAACTTGGCATTTTCATCTTCAAGACTATCTTTGTGACTGGTAAGTTCTTCTACTTCTCTTTGAAGTTTTGTAACAAACTTATTAATTGCCGATATTGTTGAATTGTGTTTGACCACTTCGTTGTTGTGTTCCGTGATGTGTTTAAGACCACTTTGAATTTGTTCGATTCGTTTGCTTGTTGTAGCAATTTGAGTATTGATATCTAATAAGGCTGTAGTGACCTCTGACTTTGTATTTGTGAGAGTAGAAACTTGTTCAGTTCGGAATTCTTCTTCGATTCCTTGTTTACAGGTTGGACAATCAGAATGTTCTTCATAGAACGATACCTCTTTATCAATCTTTTTGATTCTAGATTCTAGTTTAGACTCCAACTGTAATAGTTTGGAACTTTTCTTTTGAACCGACATTTGGTCGGCAATTTTACTCTGCAATACATTAATATGTTTTTGTATTAAATCAATATCTCTTTCTAAGGTAAAGATTTGGTCAACAGAATCGGCAATCTCTTTGCGTTTCTTGGTAATCTCCTCATCAGAACGGCTCTTATGTTCTTCAATACTCTGCTTCTGGAAGTTAATCTTCTCAGAGGTTAAATCCATTTCATATTTGTTTTTGGAAGAAATGTCTTTTATAATAGACATCTTCTCTTTGACAACACCATTCATGGAAGAGAAGATTTGAATGTCTAATAAGTCCTCAATGATTGCTCTGCGGTCTGCCGGTGATAATTGCATAAATGGAACAAACGAGGCCGAGCCAAGAATAACCACTTGAGTAAAGGATTTATAATTTAGTTTGAGAATGAACTTCTCTAAATGTTCTTGGTAATCTACCGCTTTTGCATCTTGATTAACGAGAACATCATTACAATAAATTTCAAATGTGTTTGGTTTAATACCACGAATTACCTTGTATTGTTTTTTACCAATGGCAAATTCAATCTCTACAACAGCCGCTTGAAGATTGATGGAGTTTATAAGTTGTGGTTTGTTGATTTTACGAAATGGTTTACCAAAAAGACCAAAACACAAGGCATCCAATATAGTAGACTTACCCGCACCATTATGACCAATGATAAGAGTGTTTGGTGATTTTTGAAAGTTGATTTCGGTAAATGCGTTGCCGGTGGATAAGAAGTTCTTCCAACGGACTTTCTGAAATATAATCATGCCTGTTCTAGGTTCAATGCCTCAACATACAGTTCTTTTAATACCGTTTTGAGTTTGTCATTATCAATATGTTCTTCTTTAATACCATCCACAAACTTGTTAATAATTGTGATAGTATCTTCAGCTTCATTAATCATATCATCATCTACGCCTTCTGTCAAGTCAGCAAAGTCTTCCGCAATGGTAATATCGACCGGATTAGCCTTGTATAATTTGTCCATGAACCGGTCAAATAGATGTGGATTAGTTTTGTTGACTACCACAACCTTTACATATGTTCCGGTATACTTGTCTAAATCTTTGGATAACATCTCTGAAATGGCAGTTTCTTTGTCATCATATGTAATACGATGAAACATTATGTTGGGGTTGACAATAAATTCCAAATCAAGAGTATCAATATCAAACAAATGAAAACCCCTCGGATCATTATAATCCTGCCAGGTGAGTTCGTAAGGATTGCCAAGATAACGGATATTATCTTGATTTGAACGATGGTGATAGTGACCTGAAAAAACAATATCAAACTTTTTAAATATTCCACGGTTTAATCCTTCTTGTGATGGCATACCACGGTGCATGGCAAAGCCGGCAATTTCAAAATGACCCATACAAATATTCGCATCAGTATCAGATAATACAAACATTGAATCATCATGATTGTCTAGACAAATCCAAGGCATCATGCAAATAGGATACTTCTCATCACACAACCATATTGTGGTTGGTTTATCAATTACATTTATATTTGTATACTCTTTGAGTAATAGGTCTACCGAATTAACTTCATTGGTATTTTTGAAATAGGTATCATGATTACCTGCCAACATATGAACCTGAATGTTCCGTTTGGCCAACTCATCAAAGAACATTTCCTTGGTTCTTTTCAAGGAGTAAAAGTTTACATACTTACGGCGGTCAAAAGTGTCCCCAAGTATGAGAACAGTATCAATACCATTACTGTCAAGAGTAGGAAAGAATGTGTGCTTATAGAACTTCTCATAGTAGTCCAAAAAATGGGGTGAATCGTTTCTAGCTCCAAAGTGCTGGTCAGTAATAATTGCTACTTTAGTTACGGCCTGGTTTTCTGTGGTCAATTGGGTCATAATATTTAATTTCAATTACCGATTCGAGTGGTTGTTGATTGGCAAATACAGTTGCTTCATGTAAGGTATCAAATGATTTAAATCTTACCGCTAAACTTGCCAAATAATACGAAACTTTATACATTATATCATTCTCCTAAAAACTTTTCAAGCCCTTTTGTTTTCTTTGCCGTTGCAATATCCTTCTTTACCTTTTTTGCATCTTCATAAGTTTCAATAAATTCGGCAATGTTATCATACAATTCAAACTGTTTGGATGTGCCATCTTCAAACTCCATTAACTCAAATTCATCCAATATACCCATTTGTTCTGTGGCTTTATACTTAACATAGGTTTGTTTCTTCTCTTTGGAGATTCTTCGTAGAAAGGCAAAGTAGATGATTTGTGTAAAATAGGCAAATGGATTCTTAGACTTGGCCGGATCAAAGTTATCAAAGTATTGTAAACAGTTCTCAATACCATCAGACATCATTTCATCACGATAGGTATAGTTAATGAAATTTGGTTTGTGAGATAGACCTTCGGCAATTTTCATAAAGCACTCGCCAATATAGTTTGGAATGGCTGGAGGAGGTTTCTTTTCTTTCTTTGCCAGTTTACAAGCCTCTTTATAATCTATTAAAGAGTTTAAGAAAGCTTCATTATTGATGTAGTGTTTTTGCTTAGCCATAAAATATACCATTAAAAGTTGTTGACAAAGGGCTTGACAACGTGTATAGTTCTCGGTGTCCCCCTTTGATGTTAATATTAATCAATGTATTACCTGTCCTTCTGAATCATCCAATGCATCCATAATATCATCAATTTCTTCATCGGTCATTTCATCTGTTAATTCTTTTGCCTTCATAAGAGATTTAATCTTTTCCACAGTATTTACATAATACTCTGCAAACTCATCATTAGGTTCAAATATTGTAAGCACATCACAAGATTTAATTGTGATTTCATTTTTTTTAATCAATTGAACTGGCAACCAATGTGACATGACTAAACCATTCTCATGTCCTCGACTTGTAATAGCCACAGACATTGGTTCTGTAATTTGGATATCATCAATTGGTAGTTTCATTAAATCTCCAATAATATCTTCACCATTCTTTAATCGAACTATCTTTATCATTTTTTAAGTCCTATTTTATATATTTTGAATGGAAACTGTTCTTCTGTATAAATCTTAACTCGTTCAACAAAATGCTTTAATGTGAAATTCATATGTTTTTTATATCTTAAATCATCTGCTATGTCGTAGAGGACAGCTTTTGTTTTGCCTTCACTCTGTCGTAAGCCTCGTCCAATGCTTTGCAGATTGCGAACCCTCGATTTAGATGGGCTTGCAAATATAATGTTATGCAAGTTCCTAATATTAATTCCAGTAGAAAAAGTCCCAAAACTAGCCACAACAATAGCATCTTGTTCTACCTCCATAATTCGTCTAACTTCTTCTCTATCATTGGCATCTACACCACCGTGGATAAAGAATACTTTTCTATCACCAATATTTTTGGTGTTTCTAATCATATCATACAGGATTTGACCATGTTTGTCAACCATTTGATATAATATTAATGTATTATTGCCTAAGCTAACTGCAAGATTTTTAATGAATTTATTTCTATTTTCGTTTGCAATTAGATACTGTATTTCTTCTTGATAAGTTTTATCTTTTATCTGTAAACAATCTTCATCGTCATGTTTTAAAACTAAACATTTAATTTCAAAATCTGAAACTTGTTGTTTATCAATTAGTTCTCTTGTGGTAATTACCTTTTTGACTGCACCAAATAAACCTTCCAATACCAATTTATGTGTTTTAGTGCCATCTAATGTACCTGTAAGACCTATTCTATATTTAGCATTTATACAGGAAGTAAGTATTGTGGTCAAAGACTGAGCTTTGAATAGGTGTGCCTCATCACCAATGATATAATCAAATTGATGAAAGTATTCTTTTGGAAGTTTATACAGAGATTGCCATGTAGAAATGGTAAGTGGTTTATCAGTATCTTTTTCTTTGCCTTGATAGATGCGGTGAATATTGGTCATTTCACCATCATTATAGTCACCAAAGTCTGAATACAGTTGTTCAACTAATGATGTGGTGGGAACAATTACAAGGCCTTTTAAATTTTGAAACTCCAATAACTGCCGAAAGATTAGATAGATGATAAGAGATTTGCCAGATGCCGTTGGTGAAACCAATAACGCTCGGCGTTTTTGCATGGCATGAATATAGGCATCCAATTGATGTTCTCGTATTTCAATTCGTTCACCACGAGAATGAATGTTTAATGAATCAATAAACTTTTTGGCATGATAGACTGAACACTCATCTTCGATATCTGGCCTTGGATCACCATAATCAAATTTGTAGTTTCTTTCTTTACAAAATTCTTCAATGTATGGTAATAAACCAAGATACACTTGGCTTGTTTGTAAATTATATAATCGAATTTTTCCATCCCAAACTCGATTGCGGTATGCAGGAACAAATTGATAACCAGGAACAAAAAAGGTAAAGAATTCAGATAACTCTTTTGAGACGTGTTTTTCACAAGTTATCTTGGCAAATACTTCATCCTTTTTTATTATGGTTATATCACTCATTCTTTTTCATCAAATTTATAGAACCACGAATCTGGGGTACCAACACTCCACTTGGATATATTTTCTACTGAATATACCTCTGTTGGTATTTTAAAGTCGGGAGTTTTAACTACAGGCGGCACCAATGATACATCATACCACAAGCAACGATTGTTTGGTTGACAGGCGAATTGTCCATTGTCTAACTGAATAAAATTATATGACTTATGTTCTTGCACACCTTCGGAAAAACTGGTGTCAATACGATTAAAATCTGGTGCCGCAAAATCAATTGTAAAAAGGTATTTACCAAAATGAAACACTCGGTCTTTACCAAAGTATTTTACTTTAAGGCCTCGTAGATTTGATTTTTCAATTACCGCCATGTCATACGATAGACAATCCCATATTTGTAAGTTATCTAACGGCAGATATTCTTCTACAGGTTTCCAAACATATGCAGAGATTGGTAATTTATCAAACAATGCACCATAATCGGTTAACATACATTCAATACGAAACGCCTGACCTTTGATGGCCTTGGCAGTAATCCATACGCAAGGTTCCAATTCACCATGACCTTTTTCGTGGTTGTAGAGGAACTCTTTACGAACAAAACATTTAATGGGTGGTATATTGGCAACTAGAAAAGACATTATTGACCTCCTATAAATTTTTCCCATGAAATAAAATCTCTTAGTTGCCAAGTTCTTTGTTTCAATTCATTCATCACCGATTCTAAAACCGAAACACATTCTTCATGGTATACTTTCTTTTCCAACATCTTAATTAAATCATCATCGCCTTCTAAGTAGGCATTAATGTCGGACTTTAATACAAACTGAAATGGTTTCCAACCACGAGATTCTAATTCTTCTTGGTCTAATCTGCCATTGTAGTAATCAATCTTAATCTTACGCAGGCGTAGATAATCAAAGTGTGCCTTCTTGGCAGCAATTTTGTGTTTTGTTAAAATGGAGAGATACTTATTGTGTAGAGTAGGTATACGCAGAAGTTCTTTACCAGGTTCTGTCTGGTCCATTTCTGCATCTTTTTCCCAATACTTTAATACTTGTTCTAGATTTTCCATAATATTTTCAATAGTTTAACACCAATTTCCTATATTAACACACTCGGTGTTAAATGGCAAGACTTTGTGCTAATTAAACTGGTATAAATTTAAACTCATCATATACAAATGTGGCATCGGCAGTAATAATATCATCCGCTGACATTCTTGTATCAAAGTTGATATCCGACAAAGAGACCGGAAATACATTGGTGAACTGAACACGAATTACAGGATTGTTTAGATTGTTCAGTACCGTTAGAGTGGCATCAGAGTATTGTTTTTTGTCTTGTCTACTATACTCATTTTGTAGTGCCGTTTTGAGATTGCGTTCATCGGTACCATCCGGTGATGCAAAAGAACGGAACCAATCATGTAGATTTTGCCATGATATTACCGCTTCATCCACCAGAAAATTGACATTTAAATTGTTGTAGGTTATTTGGTTACCAGGCGAGTATACAGTCAGACTTGGAAAGTTGATTGGGGCCTGTCCTACACTTACCCCTGGTATGTTTACAGACTGGCAGAAGTAAGTGGCAGCACCTATCCTATCAAAGGTTAAAAGGTACTTTGTAGGTTGAAGTAGATTGGTGTTTTGAGGAGTTCTAGTTAATACGGACATAGTATTTCTCTAATAAGATATACAGGTATTTAGGTCCAAAAAAAAGAGACCTCCGAAGAGGTCTCTTGAAATGTCATTCTTGCGATGACTTTTTTTATTACATCAAGTTCTTGACACCGAAAATACGATAGTATTTGTTGGTACGAGCATTCAAACCACCCAAACCAGCGCCTAGACCTTCTGCGAATGGGTTTGATACCATTCCGTAACGAGTCTTGAAACCAATCTTTGGTTGGAATGTATACTGGTCTACAGCACGAACCATTTGCAATGGAACGTATGGGCAATAGAACAAACCAGCATCGTATGGTGAAGAACCTTTGTAACCGATAGTTACGAGTTCTTGGTTAGATGTGTATCCACCGAAGTATGGGTCAATGTAAACCTTGATACGACCGTGTAACAAACCAGCAAATGTGTTGCCTGTGTCATCTACTTGCAAGTCAGCTTGGAGAGCAGGAGTATATTGCAATACACCAGCCATTGCCATAGCAGAAGCAACGTCAGAAGAAACAATTAACACGTTACCTTTTCCACGGCGAGTCTGCTTAGCAATTACGTTAGCATCACGCTCGATTTGGAAAATTAGACCTTTGAAACGCTCAACTGACCAACGGCCGTTTGAGTCTGTATCTAAGTCAAAGAAACCTGCTGTTGTTGTACCATACTGAGCACCTGGAACGGCAACAGTATAGATGGTACGGATAACTTCACGGTTGATTTCAGCGAGAACTTCTGTAGACAGAATGTTTGACAATTCTGTTTCAGCGTCAAGACCATGAATTGCTTTCAAGTCTTGTGCAAGTTCTAGTGAATACTCGGCCTTTAATGCACGGCTTTGAGCAGTTACAGTAACTTTCTCAATAGAGAAGGCCATCTGTGCAAATGCTGTGTTACCGTCAGAACCAAGGTATTCAGCAGTAGCTGTTGGCATTCCAATACCAGTTGTGTAGGTGTTAGCGGCCAAAGTTGCAGAAACAATAGGATTTGTACCTGTGTCAGTTGCAGTTGTACCACGGAAACCGTATGGGTTGTTAGCAGAACCAACACCAGAGAACATTGTGTTCGCTTCGTTGAAGAATGCCTCGTCACCAGTTTGGTTAACATACTTAGCACGCATTGCAAAAATCAAACCGGTAGGACCAGTCATTGGCTGAACGCCAGCAACGTCATAAGCGATAAGATTTGGTAATGCACGGCGAACCAAAGAAATCAAGATTGGGTCAAAGTTTTGAACACCACCAGTTACGTTTGTAGGACCTGGTTCGGCGATTTCGTTCAAAGCAAGACGGTCTTGACGCATTGCTTGTTGTTGGTTTTCCAAAACAAGAGCTGTTACAGCTTTCTTGTATGGGTCTTTGATGGCTTCGAGTTCTGGATGCTCAAGAACAGGCTGCCATTTCTTTTGTAGTTCTTCTGTCAAATACATTTTTTATTCCTTTTTATATGTATTGTTAGGTTAATTACTTAACCATGGTTTGTGAAATGGTTTTTGCATAGATATTGATAGATGGATCATCAGAGATAATTTTCTCTTTCTTTTCTTCTTCTACCAATACTTCGTCTAAAGCAGATGAATCAGCAACTTTAACATCAGACTTGAAATATGATTCTTTCAATGTTGATAGTTTAGTACCAAATTCTTCATCAGTAGTGAACTCTACACCTTCTGCAAGTGATTTCAGCTTTTCTACTTGAGTCTGCGTAAGGCCTTCACAAGCTGCGTAAATAGCCTCAAACTTTTTGTGCTCATTGAGTTCTTTCTTCATCTCAATGGCAGATTTGATTTGTTCGTTGTAAGCTTCTTCAAGTTCTTCAACTTTAGAAGTGAGTTCTTCAACAACATCTACCTTGTCGGTAGGAATGTCAATGTAATGCTCTTCAAACAAACCTTTTAATCCTGTAATAAAATCTTCAACGATTTCGGCACGGAGGCCTTTTTCGATTGCGATTTCGTTGTCTTTGACCCATTCTTCAACCATGTAGTTGAGATAGTCATCAACCTTAACAGCCAAATCTTCTTTAACTTCTTCAATGGCAGCTTCAAACTGTTCTACTAATTCAGCTTCAGCTTCAGCAATAACTTCTTCTGCACGAGCAAGAACGGCAGCTTCAAAAATAGTAGTTGCTTTAGAAACAAATTCTTCAGAAAGATTTTCGCCTGTAAACATGGCATCCATATCTTCTTTCATTTTTTCTTTCATTTTCATTTTTTTCATCATTGCCTTATCTTGTGCCTCATCTTCGTGACCTTCTTCTTTTTCTTCGGCCACTACTTCTTCGTCAGATTCGGTTTCTTCGTATTGTTGAACGCCAACAGAACCTTTATTTAAAGGCATTTCGTTTTTACCAGTTTTGCCTTCAGGTTGCTCAATTGCAGCACCATCAGATTCTTGTGGTTGACCTTTAAGTTTCTTTGCTGGCTCAGAACCAACGGGTGGTTTAGCACCAGGAGGTGTGGCTGATGGCGTACCTTTTGTGTAGTCAGGAAGTGCATCGGTTGTTTTGAGTGATACGGAACCGATATCTACTTCACCGGTGCCATAGGCTACATCACCAGATAGTTTTGCTGGTTTATCTTGGCCACTTTGTTTACCAGAAACATTACCCGAAAGAATGTCTTTAGCGGCTTCGGACAGATTAAATTTTCCCATTTTGAAAATCTCCTTGATTTATATTGGATATTTATATTTAAAGTTTTTTGACGAGTGATTCCCAAATGCGTAGACTTACTTTCTCTATATCCGCCTTAGAAGCTTCTTGAATCATCTTCTTGGCCTGAGTATATTGTTGTTCAGTCCATACACCGTTTACCATCACCCATTCTTTGCCTTCCATGATACCTTGAACGAAAGCATTTGGAGCAGAAGGGTCTGCTACAATATCCGCCGCTGTGGCTAGATGAAAATCATCTTGAACTATGTTAACACCATTAACGGATTTAAGAGAACCCATACCACGGGAGGACACACCAATTTGTGCACCACCTTCGATAAGACTCTTAACTATGTTACCCATAGGTGTGTCAAGAATTTTTGCTTTGCCTATCCAATCATTACCTTCTTGACGGAGACCCACGACCATGTGAGATACTCTATCTAGATTGATAGATGGGGTGTCTGGATGACCCAGCTCACCAAAGGCACGATTTTTATTAATATATTGTTCTGTGTATCTTTCTACTTCTTTGGCCATGGTCTCTTTGAGATATTTGCGGCCATTACGGTTTACCACTTCTGCTTGGAGAAATGGACCTTCGATAAACAAAGTTTTCTTGCCGTCTTTTTCTTCAGCAAGATATTGTAATGATTCGGTGACTTCTGTTATTAACTTCATTGTAGCCCCATTGCTTTTCGTTTTCTTAATGTCATCGTTCTTTTTCGTAACGCTTGTCTTAACTTAGAACGCCTTTTAAACTTAGAACGTCGTGCCGCCATTTTACGGTGCCTGCGTTCTTGTGGTGACATTCTTATAAGTTTGCCACCACGAATTGTAAAACCTGGTACTGCTGACTTCTTAACTCTCCGTTGAACTTTTCCAGCACGGAATCTTACACGAATAAGTTTAGTTCTTCCCATCCTTTGCACATTGGCTTCAGACAGTTCTTCTTCTTCAACTTCAAAATCATCATACATTTCAGCCGCCAAACGCAGTTTAACTTGGTTAACTTTTTCATTAACCAAATCTTGTATGCGTTGATTCAAAATTTCTTTTGCTTCAACTATTTTATTCTGCAATAGTTTAGAAATAAAACCTTGCATTATTCTCTCGATGTTGGAGTTACACCATATGGAGGATAGTTAAATGCAGCTGGATCAGTAAACTGGCCAGAACTATAGAAACGATTGTCTTTATGTAATTCAATAATTAATGTGTAAGCAGCATTACTTGTGGTACCAACGGTTGTAATTGTTACATTGCCTGTAGGTCCAACGGCATTATTTGTAATTGCAGGCAATTGATATTGTGGATTTGTATCACCTGAACCAACACCTAAAGCAAAAATTGTGGCATCAGATGTTGTGCCTTGCCATTTTAATTGCAGATGTCCAACTTCAGCATCAACATTATAGATAACACGAGAAATCGTAAACGCTGAATTGGCAAAACCAGGTGCAGTTGTATTACCTGTTTGATAAGGTAAGTTATTAGCATTTAAAGCACCAGACAAAGCTCGTGGATCAATAACAACTGTTAACGCTTCGTTTCCGCCAGCGGCATCAAAAATACCAACCCGTTTAATTACGGTGCGTTTTGTTGTATCGACTAAAATTTGTGTGCTATTTGATGTTGCCATTTTTTTATCCTAATTAATTTTCGGTTTCTTCGTCCATGCTACCTGTTGAGGACCATTGCATAGATGTATATGGAACTGTTACATATTTATTAATCTTATCCACATAGTAAAGAGCCACTCTTTGATTGTTTGGAAACTGTCTAATAGACTTTCGTTTCATAATTAAAACGGCAGGAGGATCCATAGGCAAACCATGGTCTTCCTTTTCGTTCAAAGAGCGTAGTTCTTTAAGTGTTTTCACCTAAATTATCCTCTGGTTGCGTTTCTTCTTCTTCTTGAGCAAAAAT